TTCCGCTGTATCGATCTTTCTGGCGTTCCAAAATCCTCTCGTTCTTCTTCTTCATCTGCCCTTTTATTCTTTGGGCTTTGCCAAACCAACCATCACCCTTCAAAATGAAATCCGACAACGACACCAATTTCTTTGTTGTCGATCCACACTTTGGACAAGGTTGTGGTTCTTCTCCCTTCGAAAAAGAGAGGATCTCTTCAAATTCATGGCCACAATCATCGTTTTCACATCGGTACTCATAGATCGGCATAATGTTCTCCTTCATTTGACTTCTTCACACTATACCGATGAACGAACAACTCCAAGTCCATTTGATCGTCAGAAACGACCGTCACATTCCCTTGTGAAATTATATTAGCCAAATACTGAAGAGAAGAAGCTACTTTATTGACCGGACGTGCCTTCTCAGGCACCGTGTAACCGGCAACCCTACCCAGACATGCAAGAATGTGTTTGCACGCCTTGTGACGGCCGCTAGGATCTTTTACGTCCGGTTTAGAAGCAGTTCCCCGTGGCTTACCGAGCAAATACCCCTCTTGTTGGGCATAGTACTCAGGACCCTGCCATTGCCAATATGGACATGTACAGGATACCAAAATATCAGCTTTACTCATATCCCGAACATTTCCCTTGGGAACTGCCTTAATCTTGATCCGGTATTTCTGTCCTTTCGATCCCGTGGCATCGAACGACCACATTGCATTCTTGTTATCCACACGAGCTAATCGAATCTTTACTTTTTCAGACTTTGCCCGTAACTCAGAGCTACACCCTTCTCGGATGTCCGCAATCTTGGCAGCCAGCTTGATGGCAGCCTTATTATTGACAAAATCACTGTGTTCCGGGATGACCTTGGCCGATCCAGGGTTGTCCCAGACATAATACGAGGGCATCCGACCAGGTGCCGGGGATGGGGGTTCATCCTTCTCTCGTTCAGAACCTCGATCATAATGGTTGTCAGGGTCCATCTGGGGCGGACGTTTCTCATAAAGGAAATCAGCCACCTTGTCCAGAAACACATCCTCATCACTCAGATCGAAAGCAGTATCCAAATTGTCCAGAGCCACGTCAATATCTTCTTCCGACAGCATAACGAAATCCTCCAGAAAAACCTCCAAAGGGACTTCAATTGTCTCATGATTGTCGAGATACAGCAAAATATATCCGGTATCAGGATCAGCCCCTAACATCAGGCCATACTGACCTGTTTTTATACTGAACAACTGGGCTGCCGGAAGATTCATCATCTCGGCTTTCTTCTGACGGTTCTTCTCGGCCCGGTTCTTGTTTTCCTGAACTCCACCACCCGGTTTACGTTCAAACTTCTGAGGGGTGTCCCTACGTTTTTGCTGGTCTTTCTTGTAGTTGAACTTGTTCTTCCACTTATTGTACCAGACTTTCATCCGTTTCTTAATCTTGCCCTTGTTCCCCTGATAATATTTTTTGTAGTACATCCTGGCCTGACCCCGTTGGTCGTGCTGCCTTTTCGGAGCTGTCGGTGGTCCCGGCCTTTGTACAGCAGAATTCACTTCAGGACGACGGGTTACCGTCGTACTAGGTGCAGGGTTCGGAACAGGAGAATCCTCACCCGGTTTGTTCGGGACCTTGTAATTCTGCTTGCCTGGAGCAGGTTTCCCAAATCCTAGTGGAGGGGATGGTTTGCTACGAGACCACGGGGGAGAGGGGAGCCTTGGCTTGATGTCGTCTTTCTGATTATCACCTGTGTCAGGACGTACAAACGTCTGAGCTCCTGGTAATTCCTCGGTAGGTCTGTTGTAGCTTCGTCGTTTCATTTCAATTTATACTGCCAGACATCTGGCCCACCAGGGCCGCCGTTCATAGGCTGTTTGCTGAATTTGTTGTAGTCAGGGTGATGAATGAACCACTGATAAGCCTTTGTTCTGATTCCCCCATTCACAAGGATTTGGTTGGGTTTTTGTCGGGAATTGTATGTGATGGAGCTGTGGTCCCCAGACCATTCCCACTGATAGAAGTGAGGGAATTTTTTGAATTCGACACCTGACAGTTTATCCAGAGCTTCTGCAACGTGTCGGATAGTTTCAGGAACAGAGGCCACCCAAACATTCATAGCTTTTCTCATGTACTTTCGAGCCAGTCTCTCAACGTCCGAATCTTTCGGAGTGGGCCGACCAAAAGCTGATTCAACAGCCTCGTCTACCATAGCTTTGTCTGAAATGGATAACCGAGCAGTCAGAAATTCGGCTCCCATCTTAGATAATGCCAGACTTGTTCGGTCCAAGTCCGTTTCCAGGTGTTCAAGACGTTGTGGGATTCCCACAATGATATCCCCAGCCACCTGGTAAAGGTGTTCTTTTTCATCAGAAGCCTCAACCAGACGGATTGCTCTATTTATCAAATGCTTCAGACGATGGGCATCAACTCGGGCGTGTGCAACACCCTCCATTAAGAGTGCCCATGCTGCCTGACTACTAGCTTGTTTATCGTTCATCACAATGAAAAACCTCCATTAGGAAACACTGTCGTCCCTACAGAGGCTTTTCATTGAAAGAAAACCGATCCCCGAAGGGTTCAGCGTTTGGACTTTTTCAGTTCCGACCGGATGAAACGTCGGGTCTGGTCAGTTTCCTGTGCCATAACCTGTTTCAAAGCTGCCGGATCTGAGCCGTATTTTTTCACAGCATCAATTGCTCGATTCATAGGCTTACGATCCCCACGTTCCCATTTGATTTTCTCGACAGAGGGTGTTGTCTTTGGGGCTGGGGCTACTTCTGGAGCCGGTGGGGGTGATACTTTTGCAGCATCCAAAGCAGGGGTTATACTTTCCGTGGCCGGAGGAGATGCTTGCTTGATCGTCCTGATAGGCTTGACCGATTCAGCCATCCGAATAGCCGTACTTGCTTGGGACTCATTTGTCAGAACAGTTCTTTTACCGCCCAGAGCATTTGACCCGACGTTAGCAGAATTTCGATCACCGATAGTTGCAATTGGTACAGCATCCTGATCCTCAGAGATGATCTCCATACCATTTTGAGTGAATTTCGGTGTTGGGTCGAAAGTTTTGGACTGAATCACAGTCTCAACCGGATTATCGTCATCTGAATGCTGAATTGATGGTGTCTCATCACCCTCTTCAGCCAAAACAGCAGCTTCAGAAGCCTCTGCCTGCTTGCGACGGGCAGCAGCCAGAGCAGCAGCGTGTTCCATTGATGCTTGAGAGGCTTGAGGGATTGGAGGTGCATTTGCAGCTTTTCGTCGAGCATTATTCTGATCGACCGTGCCGACAAACACATCTTCCTCATCAGGGGCTTTACCTATTTCCATCGGAGCACCTCGTTCCGGGCCATCTGAGGTAGCCGGACGAACTTCGATTCCAGCAGGCTTCGGAACATACTGACTGACGTTGTCCTCGATGGGAACTGCCCATCCAGCGTTGATGGCTCCGGCAAATAAGGGTAAATTGTACTTGTCATCACCCCATTTCAACACCATACCATCGAACTCAACTTCCGTTTGTGCAGGGAGATCCATCTCATAGGCTCCCATATGAATGTTGCTCAACACCCTAAAGGTTTGAAAGGTACCACGTTTATGAACTATCTGAGCCATATTTTCCTCCGTTTCAATCCACACCAATAGGGTGTGAGATATGGTATAGTCTTCATCACTTTCACACTGTACCAAGGGTTTCAAAAAAGGTCGTAAAAATTTTCAACCCTTCTTTAGATTCTCATCTTTTATTTCCCTTAAAGAAAAATTCAGCCTGTCCTGGATTGCTGATAAAAATCCCCGACTTATGTGGATTCTGGAAATAACCCGTGCTTTGTTTTCTTCAGGGTCATACTCCAGGAAGTCTAAAAAACAACTAACCCCCGTACCGTCATCCAGAACTCGGAAAGCATTGGCTTTGGGGGCAATCGTTAAATCTTCCTCATTCGTGATCTCCAATATGCCCATTTGAACTACCTTGATGTAAATCGAATAGCTCTGATTATACCCAAGGATTCAAAAACAGGACTTATAATGAAGAAACTTTGAGAAACCCAGGAGTACCCCGGTTGATTTTCAGACAATCAGGAGGCAAAGAATCAAAATATTTACTTAGGAGATGAATGGCTTTTTCAGGATCACAGTTCCCACAAGTATAGAAATCACAGGCTGCATACCCTTCTTCCGGCCAGGTGTGGATTGAGAAATGAGATTCCTCAACGACCACAACTCCCGACACTCCTGTAGGGGTGAATTTATGAAATACCGTATTAACCACAGTTGCTCCAGATTCTTGAGCAGCTTTTACCATACACTCTTGAATCCGAATCTCATTATTGAGTATGTTAGGGTTGCACCCCCAATACTCGGCGATAATGTGCCGTCCCCGGGTTCCTATTACTGCCATCGTCCATTTGCTTTCTCCTATGGCCTTTAAAAGGCAGATTTTAGATTTCTGTAACAATAATACCCAGAAATAGGCAAAATAAAAACCCGATCCCTGAAAAGGGATCGGGTTAGATTGTCTTGAAAATCAACCGAGGTTATCGGGTGATGGTCAGACGGGCCAAACCGCGGGGGTTGAAGGCACCGATACCGAGATTCTCGAAGACCGAGAAACCAATGGTACGGGCTTTGGGATCATCAGCCGACAGAACCGTGAGTTCGGTACGTACTGGAATACGACCAAAGTGCTCGGGCTCGCAGCAGATGTAAACCGTTCCAACCGGAACCAAACGACTGGTAACAATCTGAGCACCCCAGAGGGTTGCCATCAGACCGGTTTTCAGCAGGGTGGCTTGGCTTTCAATGTCGAGGATGTCACGTCCGAACTTACGAAGGTCCGCATAATCCCTGGCATTCATATAGACACGGGCTACACGAAGGTCGTGACGTTCAATCAGGGAGTAGGCATCAGCAAGAATCTGGCCGGTGATGGGGGCGATGACAGGGATGTCAGCGTTCATCTGAGCCGGAAGACTATCGAAGCCTGCGGTGGCAATACTGTCGAGGACGGCAAAAACACGCTCGTCTTCAGCAGCCTGGATTTGGGCACGAGCCAATTCCTGGGCGCGCTCGATGAGGTCAAACCGACGTTCCTTGATTTGAGTCAAAGGAATTTCAGGGTTCGAGGCAACTTCGAACAGAGGGAAGATGACACGTCTCGGTTTGGTGACAGCCAGAATGTTCTGACCTTCCTCACCAACCACGAATGCCGTGACATCAGGATCTTTGTCGTACAGAGGCAATGCACCATCGGGGAGTTGTTCGACCAGGAAGGTCTTACGTCCGACGGCGGCATAATCACGACGTGTACGAAGGGGCTGTGTCATGGACGCGGCCAGTTTGGCACGTCCAGCTGGAGTTTTGATATACTCACCAATCAGCCTTTGCTTTACTGCATTATCCATAGGCATGATAAGTACCTCCTTATACTCTCTGGTCGTACACGACTTCAGCCTGAGTCGCATCCGGCGGCATTTTGACGATGCCGAGCAGGGTTGAAGAATTGTCGGTGTTCAGCACATACGATTCGGCTGCGACTGTTACGTCGTCACAAGAAACGATGGCTGCACCGGCTACGTTGAGCTGTTGGGCTGGGGTCAAGTAACCATTGCGGCTGGCAATGAGTCCGACACCAGTGTAATACACCAGGGCTGCACCGGCAGCAGGATCACCACCGACGGAATTGCCGATAAGGGCAGTTTCGTACAGTTGGTTACCGTAAGTTCCCATCTGGGACATGTACGGCCCGCGGCCACTGGCCACACCTGGGGTGTTCTCATAGGCATTACCGACTGCCGTATTGATGAAAACACCAAGAGCTTTGAAACCGATTGCGTGAGCAACGGCTGCCTGAATTGCTGCCTGATTGGCTGCACTTCCAGCACCACCCACATAATCACTTCCTACATCAGGCCGAGCAAACGCAACACTACCGCTGAGTACGCCATTGATGGTCGTATCAACTTTGGTAGACACGTTTGTGGCCACAGCCGGTGGATTGGTCTGGGTATAGGCATCATCTGTCAGCAATCCCTCTGTGTTTCGAATACCGGCATATAGTATTCTCAGAGCTGCTGAAGATTCAGTCCACCCACCACTGGCCTGTCCGAGTCCGATAGGCATTGTTAGCCTCCTTTGTGACTCCCTGTTTACAGGGTTGGTTGGTTAGGACGGGAAATCCGTCATCCAATCCACATCGGCTTCCGTGTAAAGCTCCTGTGGAAATTTCCTCTTCACTTAAATGTCGGTAGATATAAGGACTCTACCGATAAAAACTTTTCTTTTTTCAAAATCCCTCTAAGGTTTTGGCCTTAGAGGGATCGCAAATCGGTCTATTTACCGAACACACCCGAAACGTCGGGCATCGTTGCCCAAAGGCTCTGGAGTTCTTCGACTTCACTGTTTTTGGCAGTTTTGGTGAGATTACCAATCTGCTTCACACCAGTGGAAGGTTTACGAGGCTGCGGTCGTTGGGAGGCTGTTTTTGCAGTCTTGGCAGCTTTTTTCTTGCCTTCGACTTCTTCCTCTACAACTTCTTCCTCTTCTTCAGACTTCTTGGCTGCTTTCTTTTTGCCTTCAACTTCGGCATCATCGGCATCCTCGTCGTCATCGGATTTCTTGGCTGCTTTCTTTTTGCCTTCGACATCGGCATCGTCGTCAGCATCTTCATCCTCATCGGATTTCTTGGCAACCTTACCACCGAAGATTTCAGCCAACAGGGCATCATCTTCAGAGGACATAACCGGAGAACCGTCAGAGAGGCCCATCGGATCGTGGGTCATACCGAACATAGCGGCATCATCTTCAGCAACGATCATCGGCTCTTCAATGACGGGTTCTTCAATGAGATCCACATCTTCGAGGGGGTCATCAACCCACTCATCTTCGAGCAGGTCAGCAGCCGGGCCTTGGCCGTCACAAGCAGTAACCTCTTCAGCTGCTGTCATTTCAGCCAGCATAGCCATTTCTTCCGGTTCCAGACCAGGAGAATCACAGCCACAAGCAGTTACCAGATCGACACGGGCCAGATACCCGTCTTTATCGGTATCCAAA